ATCCTTTAAAATTCGTCACACACTTCCATCAAGGCTTTAAGCCTATGTTGCATAAAATAATTTAACATTGTTTTTTTATTTGCTGGGATTGTGGAGTTATAGACATCAAGAATTTGTGTCTTGATGTTATCGGGTGTGCAGTCCAGATCAATTAACATTTTGTTTCTGTTGTAACCACGTTTCATGATTTCTGTTGTGCAAAAAGACTCGGGGTCTTGCCTAATCCACTCGTTAAGTTTCGTCTTATTTATTGTTTTTTGTCTTTCACCAACGACAAAGGTGTTGTCAGCAGACAAAAAATTAGGAATTCCATCACCACGGTCACCCCTTAGAATGTGTTCCTTGATATATATTTGAGGGTCTTCTGTTGAAATGAACCGTTTGAGGATTGGGCTGTATTGTGTCACATTAGAATACTTCTGTAGTTGAACAAAGTCCTTATCTGATGATAGAATTAGAACGTTTTCTGTTTCAGAAAACTGTGCTGCCAGTACAGCAATGATATCATCAGCCTCGGCTCCATCTACTTCGATTACACGATATGGAAAATTCTGCTTCAAGTCTTCTTTGAGTCTTCCAAATACATCAAAGAACATAGTCCAGTCAAGATCAGATTTTTCACGTTCCTTACGACGATGTGACTTATAAAATGGAAAGATATCTCGTCTCCAATATTTTTTGGAATCACAGCAAATGACCATTGAACCATATTTGGTACGAAACTGTTTATTATAAGCACGTAGGCTATTAAGAACGATATGACGAATCATATCTTCAGAAATATCCTTTTTACCCACCATGTTGATGTGTTGCATTACATTAGAAATAAGCACCTGATTGAGATCGACAAGTAACATTTTATCCTCACAATTTTTGTTCTATTCTCTATATAGAACTTATTGGGGCTTGTCAAGTTCTATTTGTTCCGCAGGCACAAAATCAAAATTTTCATCGATAATTTTTTGAAATGGATGGGGAAGACCAACACTTCTATACACAGTGGTTGTTAGAACGTTGATCAATAATTGAAAATCTTTGCTGAAGGTTTCTGCTTCGGTATTTAATCCTACACCACCAAATTCATTTAGAATATTTTCAGCAATATCATGCACAATGGCATCTGCAAAATTTTGTGTTCCCTTTGCCTTTATTTCTTCCAGTTTTTCATTGTGAAAAGGGACTTCTCTTATAATTTTTTCTTTGGGAAAAGTCAGAACATTATCGGTCATAAAACACTCCATGCAAATAGCATGAATATTTATAAAAGAACCCCAGCAACCGAAATTGCTGAGGTTTCTGTTACTACTTTTTTCTGTTACGTCGGGCTTTACGTTTCTTGGAACCAATCTTACGACGACCAGTACGTGGCCTACATTTATGTGGATGTGGCATCAATCATTATCCTTCATGTCAATTTTAATAAACTCTACAGAATCAATACGAAAAGACCTCCAACTGCTCTTCTCAACATCCCACACGGGTAGAACATCAGGATTGTACTTACGTTTCTTCTTTTCTGCATTTTCATCTTCTACGATAGGAGGTAGACGATCTTCCCGTAATGTACACAACATATCACGAAGAGTACCGTCACTCTTCGTAAAAGATACGGTAGCTACATTCTTGGTTAGAATGGTCTTGATCTCATCACGAGTCATCATGTCTATGATCCCTTCATGTGCTTCATCATTCGAATTGCATCAAAGCAAATCTTAAGCTCATTATAGCCACCAATACTTTCGTTGTCAAGGAAAATTTGTGGTAATGTGATTTTTTCTGTGGCTGGAATATTAAGTTTACTTGCCAAATCTTCCTTGAAAAAATCACGATCAAGTTTCTTTTCTGTAAAATATATGTTGTTTTTCCACAACAAATCTTTGGCCTTAATGCAGTAAGGACAATTGTCCATAGTATAAATTTCAAAACTTCCAATCATATAAATCTCCTTAAACTAGGCTTCCTGCCACAATTAGCAGCAGGAAGCCAAAACTGATTGTTGTTAAAGTATATATGGCAATCTTCTTCATGCAACATCCTCAAAAGGTTGAATGGACTCCCAATATTGACCTTTCTCGTTCCAATCATAATGAACGATATACCAAGATACCAGATCAGGAACCGAATAATCAAGAAGATGTCTTCCCTTAACACCATATTGGTCTTTGTGTGCGTAATAGCACAGTTCAACCAAATCATCACGAGGAATATGAACCAAACGATCCACTGCTTGATCTTTGGTAAGGTATGTCATATGTCATCTCCGTTGTTGATGAACACACAATATAAGGTTGTTGTGGTGTTGTCAAGAGGAAAATTGGGGAGACTTACCGTCTCCCCTTTGACTTTTACACAACAGGATTGAGAATGTACTTGACGGTCTTACGACGGCTAAACTCTTGCATACAATGCTTGGTAACGATGTTGTGTGCCTTTTTGAGGGAAGACACACCCTTGGTGATATCACCACCTGTCCGATTAAGGATAAGGGAAAGTTCTACCACAGTCAAACCAGCAGGGGTCTTGGTAAGAGCTTCAAGAATTGCAGCATCACGAGACATTCGTGTTCTCCGTTGTTGATGAACACAATCTAGCAAATCAAATCGTTCATGTCAACATCTTTCTTCATATATTTTTGCATGACAGGTATGCAGTGATTGCATATCTACTTATGTTTGATCAAGAATACTTAGATTAGGTGATTTCTTTTTGGTTTCTTCTAAAGTTCTCCTAATGCTTTCAACATTAGGATGAACAACAATATTATATTGATTTTTAAGTAATACGTGTGTGTTTAAATCTCCTTCGTGTTGCACATCTTTTGCAGGATCTTCTGAAGTGACTTCTTCTTTACCAGAAAAAGATTCAGTTTTAAACCCATCTCCATGTGCTGAATGTACAGCAACAGATTTTGGCATTGATTTTAGTGCTTCTTCTGTTGTATGAATAGTTCCTTTATAATTTGGATCATAATTTTTACCAAACATCTTATCTTCATCATACACAGCAGCACCTTGCACTGGTGTTCCATTTGGTCCTGCTTTTCGACCAAAGGCAGCATAAAAAGCATTGGGTCTTCCTGGTGTAGCAAATGTCATTTTCTTTACAGCATGCACATAATGACCATGCATTTCGTCACCGGGTTTCACATTATCATTTTGTGATAATGGTGCAGTTCCAACATATTTTCCATCTTTTCCTAAAACAGCATAATCATATCTCCGAAAAACATTTTCTCTTCCTACTGGATCAACCCTGTATACCCTTTTAGAATTCCATAAACTAGAGTCTTGTTCTATTAAATATTGTCTAAATGTAATCATTTGAGGTGTGACCTTCTAATCCTTGCTGATAACCATGTATTATAATATTTATCACTCAATAAACAATCTCGTGTTAATATTTCTTTAGTTTCGAGATATGAACACCATCCCTTTGATTTGCAAAGATGTAATATATGTTTTTTTATTTGATGACCATTCTTGATATCTATATTTAGTTGGTCATTCGATCCGGTGTAGGTCAACCAATCAGAAGAAACTCTCTTTTTTTTCTTCTTCTTATTTTTTTGATAAGTTTTAGATTTAGAGAATAATTTCTTACCAATATAAAATTTATTATTAGTAAGATTTGTAATTATATAAACAAATCCAACATTATCTTCAATCATATCTTCAGTAAATTCACTTTCATTATATATCCACATTTTCGTCTCCATAATATTATGGAGATATTTATATGCTGAATTTGTGGCCCATATCTATTTATCATTCATGATTTTCATGTTCATCAGTTTCATCATAATCGCCAATAAACAATGGTTCTGAACAAAAACAGCAGAACTTCGGTAGTCCAGATGTGTTTTCTGGCTCATATAAAATCTTATATTCTGATTCACAACACTGACAAAAAACCTTTTCGACTTCTTTAGCCATTTATATTTCCTTTTGATTTGAAGTATGGTTGTCCCCATCAAGGGACAACCATATAATATCTTAATTAAATTTCACATCCACCAGCAGCAGAACAAGCTAATTCTTGACTACCAACAGTTGTGTCTATTTTTTCATATTCGGAAAGCTTTGTCCAATCAACATTTTGAGGCATCTTGGCCAAAAGCTCTTCATATTCTTCTTTACTACAATCTTGATATGGTGCTTGTTTATAGACGTGATCTGAATAAGGCAAGAAAGAAACTCCCGACATTTGATCAAAATGATTCCATACCCAACCACCAACTTCTGGCCATTCATCTTCTTTGACTGTAACTGTAATAGAAGGTTTATGTTCACACCAATGATTTTGATATGCCAACCATAGCTCAAGTTGTTCTATTGCAGACATATCTTTTCTGTATATAGCATTCTTGGGTGATTGTATTGGAAAAGAAAACACATATGTGTTATCTGGTTTGGTTACATCATCTTCAGCAGGAAAACCTGCATCAACCATCATCTTGGCCAATGGGTCTTTCTTATCAGCACGAACCGTTCTGATATAATAAGGTGAATGTCTTGCATGAATACCAGAAGCAGAATCAACTAATTGTGATACTGTACCAGATGGTTTGACGCAAGTAATTGCTGCAGATTGTGGAATGCCAATCTTTTTAGACCATTCAGCATTTGTTTTAACTGCTTCAGTTCTTAGTTCTGTTAGTGTTTTTTTCAAACTAAAAGATGATGGATCATTAGCATAACGGAATGCAGTATTATTGGTATATTCGTTATCCATAATACCAGTCAAAGACACACCCAACAATCTTTCTTCTTCACAGTTTTCTTTCCATTTCTTGGAAAGGTACTTAAAGTTTGTTAATGTGCTTTGTATTGTACCAAGAATTGTAGCCAAACGAACCTTTCTCTTGAGATCATCAACACTATCTGTTCCACGAACAACAACTTCTGTTAGATTACAGAATTGACGTGAACGTAGAATGATTTCTGAACATGGATTGGTTCCAAATTCATGGTTTGGATCACGACGACCATGTTTTTCTGCTTGATTCTTGGATGCTGTTCTTGAGAAGATACCTCTTTCACCAGACTTTGATTCATATAATGAAAGCCATTCCTTCATAAACACACCAACGTCAATCTTTTCCTTGGCAACAAATGAATTGTTGGCCAATGCACGTTGAACATTGTCTTCCCACC